ACCGTTAATAACCAATTAACGGAGACTACCTCACATAGTGAGGAAAATCTTCTTTTTTTGGTAACACAGACGGGCCCTTCTTGGAATGGTCACGGTGCCGAACGCATCAGCGTCGACGCCATCACCGTTGCCGCCACGAGGCAGCAATACCCGGTAAAGGTAATCCCATTCGGACTCGGAGATCCCCGTTTTAGGGGCGACCGGTACTAAAACCCGATCGTAAGTAAATAATCTCCCAGTATCAGCACACCGATGGATCATTCTGTCCTGATGACGATAATACTCCAAAGTGGAGTTGAAAGTCAAGGGAACAGTAAGATACCCAGTACCTCTTTCCCCTTCCGGAAGACCGGGAGGAAGAAATTGAACGAGGTAGTCGCAAGTGTGAAGCAAATGCTTTTCATGCAACTGGTGTACTGTATCAGCTAAGGAGGCGAAAGATATATCGCCAACTTTGAGTTCTCGTGGAAGCGTCCGAAGTCGGACAGGAGTAATATCCTGACCGGCATAGGCGTCCGTCCCACAACTTTCGCGAAAGAAACTCCTTGAAAACGATTTTGAGGTGTTAACCAAGAAACCGTAATGAGTCAATACTGTTTTAGTAACAGAAAAGACTTCTACAGGGACGACAATGTCATCACCGTAAACATGGATATCCGACGCGAGATCTTCTCGTTCAGCAAGAACGAGTGTCGAGTAGAGGAGGACCCATATAGTCCACGCTAGTGTTGTGAAACACACGGCGCTTCCCATGGGAGCCCATTTCCTCATCTTGACACGTTCAGAATTATACTGAACATACGCCGACCGGGTACCGTGAAGGTATTCCCAGATGTGCGATTCAGAAAAGAGCTTGCTCACAAGTGAGTAAGAAATCCGATCGGACGCATCCTTAAGGTCAAGCGTAGCGTACTTCTCAGGGAAGAAAGTCAATCCAGCATTTACGGATTGGTCACGGAACTCGACAGCGCCTTCAGTGAAGGTGCTAATCGATCTTTCCATATACCGCCGCAGCCCTTGTTGGGCAAACTGGACCAAAGCTTGCTCGCGACATATAGTACGCGGGCCCCTGGAATCTTTAGGTACGCAAAGGAACTCAGAACACTGGTTGTTATGGAAGTAAGACTCATGGGAAAAACTCCCAGGAGTCGAACCAGTCAGGTCAAAGAGGTGGTCGTGAGACCCCTTATTGATAAGACTGACCCAACTCGATTGTCCGGGGCGCAAAACGCCGTCGAATTTTCGAGCAAAAGGGACGTCACTAACGGAACCAGGTCCGTGGCTCACTGAGAGCCGTTCCACGTCAAACGAGGCAAAAGCAAGTGTCGTGACATCACGAGCAACCTTCAAAACCACGTCCCACTCGATATCGGGTAGGGAAGCGTCAGACTCTTTGTAAGCAGTCCAGCGCTCAGACGTGACACTCTTAGAGATCGGATTGCCATCTTCCATTTTATTGGAGAAAAGGCAAATCTGTCTAATAGCACGAAGGCTATAGACGTGATCGAGAGTGTCTAAAGGAATACGATCGAAAACCTGGAAGAACTCGTGAAGGAAAACGGGAAAACCGTCATCCTTAGTAGCCCAACCAGGAAAATGCTTAACGCCGGTTTCCAAAAACTGAAGGGTTAGACCCATCAATTCAGGGAGCTTCACAGTGGGAAATTTGATACCCTCTGTTCGGCAGCGCTTTAACATTGTATCGATCGATTTTTGATCTGCACCAAGGTCCAGAAGGAGAGCTTCGTAACAAAGACCAAGATCAAACTTGGGACTCAACTTCTGGAATAGTTTACGCTTTTCAGTCATGGCCATATGAAATATGTGGTCAATGAACTCGTAAATAGCCGAAACTCAACAGGAGTTTAGTTACGACTCGCCCCGCAAAAGTGCTTGCACAAGCGGGAGAGTGTGACCCGACCACAGCACATCGGCACCGACCTTAACCTGAGTAGCATCGAAAAGTGGAATATTTGCCACCTCGTGCACCATGTAGGATCGGATAGGGTACTGCTTCAAATCTCCAGCTACGCCGGACAGAAAAGTACGGTCGTAACTGAACAGAATGCGTCGCATCGAGAACCCGCCTTTGACCACATCTTGGTGAGACACCTTAATGTGATTCAAGGAGGGGTGAGTGCGACCATCCCATACGTAATTACCCCCGTTGTTGTCAACAGGGCGAAAATTAAGTACGGTCCCACCCGTAGCCGTTTGGCTATGAGTGAGAGAGAGATTTGGGGAACCTAATGCCATAAAAAACAACACACGACTAAGTGGACTAGATGCGCAACCTGCTATAAGTCGAAGGACTATAGCTAATAGGAGCACCTAAAGCGGCGGCTATACCAGTTTTTCTACCGTCCCACCCTTTGAAAAAATCAGGAGGTGGATAACGATACGCCCTCACATCGGATATAGGATCACGTTTATAAAACGTTCCCTTCACGGTGGATGGCATACTATCGGCGGTAATCGGATAGCCATTTACCAAAGCTGGAAAACGAGAGGACTTCTCATCGAGAATGACTTCGTAAAAAAGCTTGGTAGATACCGAACCCTTAAGGATGGGCCGGATTTCGGTCCAGTTCGTGGAATCAGCGGCTAAGGCATCCCCTATAGGGATAATATAGTCGATCAACCACGAAAACGGGATGGCATTCCAGACAGTAGCCAGGTCAAATCTAAGACCCAACTGATCTGCCCTCGAAGAAAGGAAAGCGAAAGAATCAAGCATAGGAACATCATAGCTCCAACGTGCTTGTACGCTAACCTTACCAGAGACGCGAACCTTGAAAACAGTTCCAAGGAATTCGGAATGACTCATCTCAAGATCCATGGTCTTTAAAGGGACCTCGTACCGAGTAGAAAAAGTTTGCTCAGAGAGAGCCTTCACCCGAAGGTAAGCTTCACGAGCGTCTCCTACTTCGTCAGCCAGATACCGAAGTTCTCCTACAGTAGGAGTCCAACCGAACTGGCCATTAAGGTACGTCGACGATACATCATTTCCAACACCTCGAGCCCAAGAGAGCGAAGATTGACTAGGCTTAAAAAAAGACTGGCCGATAACGCGTTTCTTAGGCTTATTCAATCGCTTTACAGCGATAGAAAGAGGGTCCTTGATGGACTTTGGAATTTCTCTCATTTCTAAGAGGAAATTAAAAATGTTGAATTTGAGGTCGCGAGGATCAACCTTCTTAAAAAGGACGTTCAAAGCCCTATACTCCACGGCTCCTATTTGGTCGAAGAGTTCACTGTGAATGACATTTCCCCATCCGTTCGCTGAATTGGAGTAGGTCCGCTGCATAGCATCGGTATCTTCTCCATATTTAATCCAGCCTGGGCGGGTCAATAATTCGCGACAGTGTAAGACGGGATTATTCTTCTTTCTCCCATATGTACCTTGGAGGAACTCGTAATAAGAATTACGAGAAACACCTCTATAGGGTGCATCAGGAGTAGAACGAATACCGGACTTGACCATAAAAACACCTCGGCAGACGCCAAGGCGTCGTAAAGTCAAAGGTTACCAAAAGGGTAAGGTCTTACGACCGGGTCTCTCCGAAAGGAG